CAGCATATGCCTCACGGGTTTTAGTTTCGTAGTACGCAACCAATTTTTCAGCGTATGCTAGGGCGAGGGTTTGTGTGTTAGTCATAGTGTTCCTTGTCATCATGTATTCTATTATACACGAATAACCTACCAAAGATCAAGTGTGTTGAAATACAACATAGGGATATACACCTATTGACAGAGGGCGGTTAAGAGACTACAATATACCCCCCCGCCTATGCGCCCCCCGGCACGGCCTATTTAAGGGAAATTTCAAATCACCCTAAGGTGCCAAAATCCACACTTGCTAAAATACTCCTAAACTGGTATAATCAACACAAAAGGACACAATTATGACCACTCATTTACCTGCAGAAACTGTACGCATCAGCCCCGAAGCACTAGAAGTTGCCAATGCCTACCTGCAACTTAATGATGCACGCGCTGTCGCTCAAGAATTAGATTTAGATCCTGAAGTGGTAACTAGCTTATTAGCTAAACGTGAAGTAAAATCATATATTGATTCAGTATTCTTCGATTCAGGCTACAACAACCGTTTTCTTATGCGACGTGCTATGGATGCACTAATCAAACAAAAATTTTCGGAGTTGGAAGAATCACAAACTGGTAGCACCAAAGATATTGCTGAATTGCTACAAATGTCACACAAAATGTCAATGGACTTAATGGATCGTGAAATACAGCTAGCCAAAGCGCAACAAGCTGTTGGCCCGCAAAAACAAGTTAATGTTCAAATCAATGACGCACTAGATGGATCAAAGTATTCACAACTAGTGCAGCGTTTAATTACTGGCGAAGGTGTTTAATGTTGCCTACCACATATCGCTCAATATTTATTAGCGATGTACACTTAGGCACTCGTGACTCACAGGCAGACCGACTCAACAACTTTTTAAAACACAACACTTGCGAAACACTTTATTTAGTTGGTGATATCATTGACGCTTGGCGAATTCAACAAAACAAGTGGCGTTGGAAACAATCACATACTTCAGTAGTTAGACGTGTACTAGGTCATGCTAAACGAGGTACACGAGTTGTTTACATAGCAGGTAATCATGATGAGTTCTTAAGACCTATGATACCATACGGCTTTAGTTTCGGACTAGTTGAAATACATAATCAAATCGAGCACATAGGTGCTGATGGTAAACACTACTTAGTAACACACGGTGACTTATTTGACGGGATTACTCGTTTAGCGCCTTGGATAGCATTTTTAGGAGACAAAGCATATGACTTCGTTTTATCACTCAACTCTAAATATAATTGGATACGTCGTCGTTTGGGTTTTGGGTACTTTAGCCTTAGCAAGTTCCTTAAGCACAAAGTCAAAAAAGCCGTAGACTTTATGTTTAAGTTTGAGCAGAATCTAGCAGGTTACTGTAAAAAACGAGGATATGACGGAGTAATATGTGGACATATACATCATGCAGAAATTAAAGAGATTGATGGTGTGATGTACATGAATGACGGAGACTGGGTGGAGTCATGTACTGCACTTGTAGAACATCACGATGGACGTTGGGAAATCGTAACATGGACAAGGAGTAGTGATGAACCTAAGCGAAAAGATAACAATAGTAATACCCTCGAAAAATGAGGAAAACTATATAGCCCACTTACTAGATAGTCTAATAACTCAAGAAGTCGGATTTACTAAGATTATTATTGCTGATTGCTCTACGGACAAAACTCGTAGCGTAATAGACTTATATCGACCACGGCTTAACATTGAAGTTATTGAAGGTGGACCTGTTTCATTAGCAAAGAACCGTGGAGCTCAATTAGCAACAACTCCTTATATTTTATTTATTGACGCAGATGTGCGTTTCTTTAAACCCACAGTTATCCACGACGCAGTCAATGTACTAGAAGCCGAAAACTTAGATTTAGTTGGATTAAATGTTAAGTGTTATGATAGTGATCTACGCGCACAGCTTGGTTTCGCAATATTTAATGTAATAAACAACATACTAAAATACTTTTCACCATTTGCAGTAGGTGCATTTATGTTAACGCGCCGTGACAAGTTTCAAGAACTAGGCGGATTCCCTGAACAGTTTGCTACTAGCGAAGACTACTTCCTGAGTCGCAAGTATAGTGTTAACAAGTTCCGTTTAGTTAATCACTACTTTGGACAAGACTCACGTAGGTTTCGCAAAATGGGTTATTTTGGTATGTCAAAGTACTTAATCAAGAATTTCTGGAATCGCAACAACAAAGCTTATTGGGATAACCTAGACTCAAGCAAGTACTGGAGTTAAAATGCTACCACAAATTGGAGATGCGGATGTATACGACAAAATCAATCCCGAAGACCTTTGGTGTGCTGATAAACTAATTTTAGCTAAACGACTAGGATACTACTGCGGCCCAGCAGGAATAGCCCCTAAACCAGGTAAGTATATAGTACGCCCAGTAATAAACCTAAAAATGATGGGCGTAGGTGCTACTGTAGAATACTTGGACCGCGACTCAATTCCTGACGGGTATTTTTGGTGTGAGGTGTTTACAGGCAGACACTTAAGTTTTGACTACAACTACGGCAAGCAAACCTTAGCAGTTGAAGGATTTAAAACCAATCCACATCGATTGGATAGATTTTCGCACTGGAGCCGTGTTCAAGACATTTTTGAACTACCACCAGTACTGCAAGTAGTGGCAGACAAGTATCCTTGGTTTAATGTTGAGGTTATTGGTGATAAGGTAATAGAAGTACACTTCCGTTACAACGACGACTTTGCAAACCATACTGCCCAAACTATTGTACCCGTATGGCAAGACGAATTCTATGCTAGTGAGTGTGGAGACCGTTTAGGTTTTATATTAATAAAAGATGAATAAAAAATGTTAGTAGTCAGTCGCCCCGACATTAATGTCGATGTTATACAAGAAATTGATCCTCAACTGAGGTTTATTAAGCTACCCATAACAAATTACCTAAAGCTCTTAGATGTATACGATACAATCAATCGCCCACAGATTGCACTCATAAACGCAGTCAACGATCCCAAGTACCGTTTTATCTGTGCTGCCCTGGCACGTCGACTAGGTAAAACGTACATTGCCAATATTATCGGTCAGCTAGTTACCTTAGTGCCTGGCAGTAACGTGCTAATCATTTCACCTAACTATAACTTATCCAGTATATCCTTTGAACTCCAACGCAAACTTATCAAGCACTTCGACCTCGAAGTCGCACGTGACAACCTCAAAGACAAAATTATCGAACTCAGTAACGGTAGTACCATTCGTATGGGTTCTCTTAGTACCGTTGATAGTACTGTTGGTAGATCGTATGACCTAATCATATTTGACGAGGCTGCACTAGGCGAGGGCGGTGAAGCAGCTTTTAATGTTGCACTACGACCTACACTAGACAAGCCACAAGCCAAAGCTATTTTTATCTCCACACCTCGTGGTCGTAACAATTGGTTTTCGCAGTTTTGGAATCGTGGCTTTGATCCCAACTTCCCAGAGTGGATTAGCTTACAAGCTGATTACACAGAAAATACTCGCATGGCTGAATCAGACGTTGCAGAAGCACGTCGCTCAATGTCAAAAGCCGAGTTCGAACAAGAATATTTAGCCTCATTTACTGTATTTGAGGGTCAGATTTATACATTACAGGACACAGATGTTGTTGAAATTCCAGAAGATATTAAAGGTGAGGCGTTTGCTGGATGCGACCCTGGTTACCGAGACGCTACTGCTTATTGCGCTATCGTTTACGATTGGAACCGCGATTGCTTTTATATTGTCGATGAGTACTTAAAATCGGAAAAGACCACAGCTGAACACGCTGCGGAATTTACCGCAATGAATTTAAAGCACGGGGTTGAAGTTACGTTTATTGATTCGGCTGCTGCACAGTTTGCAGGTGACCTTGCCTACTTATATAACATTTCAACTACCAAAGCTAAAAAAGATGTCTTACCAGGCATTGCGTATGTTCAGACCTTACTACAACAAGGTCGATTAAAGGTTGCCCCACATTGCACTAACGTGCGAGCCATGTTTGACCAGTATCGCTGGGATCAACGTGAGGGGCTGCAACGTGAACGACCAATGCATGATGATTATAGTCACATGGCTGATGCCGTCAGGTATGCACTGTACACCTATACTGTTTAATGCCACAAAAAATTTATGCATTGACTTTTTGTTGCTGTTCTGCTATAATACTAGGTAATTGTGGAGTACTTTGAAATAATGGCAAAAAACACAAATAAGCGAATCCCTGTAAAGTGGGTTCGCGACAGGGCTAAAGCAGCCTATGAGAAGAAAACGGAGTGTTGCGTTTGTGGTTCTGCCACAGACTTAGAACTCCACCACCTACATTCAGTTACTATACTCCTAGATAAATGGTCTGAAGCCCGTGGATATGATATTTCAACAGATGCCGGTATTTTAGCTGTGCGAGACGAGTTTATTGATGATCACCGAGTAGAGTTATATGACCAAGTTTACACCCTTTGTAATCGTCATCATGTAGCGTTACACAGTGTTTATGGTAAAGCTCCCCGCCCTGGCAGTGAACCCAAACAGGCTCACTGGATAGAAACGCAGCGTGCAAAACATACTGGCGGTACTGTTGAGACAGTTGTACCCAAAAAGAGCTTTGGTAGTTTTTTCTCAGAGTTTGTTTAAGGGAAAAACTATGTCAAGATTTACAGACTGGATTGTTGAAAAACTTAATCCAGCGCAAGCACGTATCGCTCAAGAAGCAGGTACGCAAATTGGTTCAGAAAGCAAGATAACATATCGTCAAAGCTTTCAGAAACTAGAAGCCGTTAATCGTTCAGTGAGTATGCTTGTTAATGCAGCTGCCTCGCTAGATTACGACGTAAAAGATAAAATAACAGAAGGCGTTGTTACCGGAATCCGTCAAAAGTCGCTAAACACACTGCTGAACTTCCGACCTAACCCTTACCAAAGCACTCAAGAATTTCGTCAAGCCCTATTCACAGACTTGATCCTAGAAGGTAATGTGTTTGTACACTTTGATGGTGTATTTATGTATCATCTACCAGCAGCTTCCACAGAAATTCTAACTGATGTAAAAACATTTATCCGTGGTTATCGTTACAACGGAATGGTTGACTTTAAAGAGTCAGAAGTTTTTCACTTCCGTGATTTGAATTCACAATCAAT